TTCTTATTTTAATTTTCTTATAGATAGGTACAAAAATAGTACTACGAATAACGCAATTATAAACAATATAAGCCGTTTAATTTACGGGCGTGGGCTGTTTGCTTTAGACGCAAACAGAAAGCCTAACGAGTACGCTCAAATGATGTCTTTATTCAATCAAGACTGTTTAAGGAAGTTAAGTTTTGAGTTAAAGGCGTTGGGACAATGCGCTATTCAAGTTCACTACGACAAAGCACACAAAAAGATTTTAAAGGCTTACCACATTCCAGTTCAATTATTAGCGCCTGAAAAGTGCAATAAAGACGGAGAAATAGAAGCTTATTACTATTCTGACAATTGGGAAGACACAAAGAAGTACGCGCCTAAAAGAATAAGTGCATTTGGGTTTTCAAACGATGAAATTGAAATACTTTATATTAAGCCTTACAGCTTAGGAATGAAATATTTTAGCTACGTTGACTATCAAGGGGCTTTGAGTTATGCGTTATTAGAAGAAGAAGTATCGAATTATTTAATTAATGAGGTGCAAAATTCTTTCTCTGGGACAAAAATCGTGAATTTTTCTAACGGAGTCCCGACCCCTGAAATGCAGGACGAAATTTCGCAACAAGTTTTAGGAAAGTTAACGGGTTCTAAAGGACGAAAAGTAATTGTAAGTTTTAACGACAATAAAGAAAACGCAACTACGGTTGAAGATATACCATTGAACGACGCGCCTGAGCATTACACTTATTTGAGTGAGGAGTGTTTACGTAAAATTATGTTAGGTCATAACGTAACAAGTCCGCTTTTATTTGGTATTGCTTCGGGTAATGGGTTTAGTTCGAATGCAGATGAATTAAAGAACTCGGCTATATTATTCGATAACATGGTTATTAAGCCGTTTCAAGACCTTTTAATAGCTAACTTAGATAGAATATTAGCTTTTAATGGAATATCGCTTAAATTGGCTTTTAGAACGTTACAACCTTTAGAGTTTACTGACGTAGAAAACGCACAAAATGCTGAGCAAGTAGCCGAAGAAACGGGAACAATGTTAAGTAAAGATTCAGTAATAGCGCAAGCGTTAATTGACTTAGGCGAAGACGAACCCGAAAACGCTATTTTAATAGACGAATTTAGCGTAGACTATGAAACGGACGACAACGAGAACGAAACGCTTTGTAAAGAGCCTAAACAAAGCTTATTAAGTAAATTAGTCAACTTAGTTTCAACGGGTGACGCACGTCCAAACATATCAAGTAAACAAGATGAGGTTATAGACCAAGTTAAGTTTTTAACTCGTTATGTTTACGCAGGTGAAACGACTTCTAAAAGCCGTGAATTTTGTAAAAGAATGATCCAAGCTAAAAAGATTTACCGTAAAGAAGACATTATTAAAATGTCAAATCAGGTAGTTAATGAGGGTTGGGGTCCAGAAGGCAAAGACCTTTATTCAATTTGGTTCTACAAAGGTGGCGGTAATTGTCACCATCGTTGGAATAAACGAGTTTACGCAACTTTTAGCGGTAAGTCAATAGACGTAAATAGCAAAGAACTAAAACAAATAGCGGTTCGAAAAGCTGAAAAACTTGGATATATAGTTAAAAACGATTCTAAAGTTAGCACGCTTCCAAAGGATATGCCTTACAATGGTTTTTTACCAACTAACAAAATATACGGAGAATAATGGCTGAAATACTTTTTATAACCCGAGATGATATAGTTCGTTACACGGCTTTAAATGGCAACGTAGACACGGACAAATTTATTCAGTTCATTAAGATAGCTCAAGACGTTCAAATAGAGAATTATTTAGGAACTAAATTAGTTGATAAATTAAAACAACTAATCGAAGATAACGAAGTAAATGATCCAGGAAACGAGGACTATAAATTTTTGTTAGAAGCTCACGTTAAGTGGATGTTGATATATTGGGCTATGTATGAATATATGCCTAACGCTGCTTATACAATAGCAAATAAAGGGATTTACAAACATTCAAGTGAAAACGCGGAAAACGTAGAAAAAAACGAAGTTGATTACATTCGAGAATATTATAAGACTTTGGCCGATCGTTATACTTCGCGTTATTTAGATTACATAACAAACAATTCGGCTTTGTTTCCTGAGTACGATGCTAACGAACCTGGAGACGTTTACCCGAATGATAATATTAATTATGGTGGCTGGATACTTTGATTTATGAAGACATACAAACCAAAAAAGGAAAACATTGAGAAATTAATCGTTTATTTAAAAAAGGTCAATGGGAAAAGTAAAGATATCGGAACTAACAGCAAAGGGAAGTAGTTTAGCACAAACGGATTTAATTCCTATTGCCGAGGTTTTAGGAGGTGGTTACGTTACCAAAAGAGTAAACGGAAACAATGTTAATTTTCGTGTTTTTGCTCAAACGGGAAACAGCACGGCAATAACTGCAACGACTACGGAACTTACATTAATTGACGGCGGTGTCGGGACTTTAACAGTTCCTGCAAATGGTTTTCAAGTTGGCGATTCTTTTACCTTAAATATGGGCGGAGTAATGAGCGCACAAAACGGAAACACGATTACAATAAGATTAAAAACGGGATCGGTTTCTTTAGGTAGTTCAGGTGCGTTAACAATGCCTGCTATAACTAATCAGGTTTGGTATTTAACAACTAACTTTACGATTAGGTCTATTGGCGCTGCTGGGGTTGCTTCGGTAGTTGTTTTGTCTCAGTTTCACATTTTAAAAGCTGCTTCGGGAACTCAAGAGGGCTTTGCATGGAACACAACAAACACAACAACGTTCGATACTACGATAAGCAATACGTTAAGCATAACGGCTCAATGGAGTTCTAACAATGCTAACAACTCAATTTATTCGGACATCTTTACACTAAGTAAAACATATTAAAATGGCAAATAGTAACGGTTGGGGTGACGGCGCAGCAAACAACGCAATAGGTTGGGGGCAAGCTCCAAACAATAATATTTCTTGGGGAAAATCTCAAATCACTTCTTGGAGCGGTGCAACTGATATAGACGGAGGAAACACACCCGTAAACACGGTAGCACCTGCAATAACTGGAACGGCTCAAGAAGGTCAAACATTAACTTGTTCAACTGGAACTTGGAGCGGTTCACCTACTTACGCATATCAATGGAAGCGCAACGGATCAAATATCGGAAGCGCAACTAATTCAACTTATGTTTTAGTAACTGCAGACGTAGGACAATCAATTAAATGTACTGTAACGGCTACAAACTTTATAGGAAGCGCAAACGCTGACTCAAACACGGTAACGCCAACAAGTTCGGTAGACCCCGATGCTCAAGCATTCATAACAGCGGCTTCAATAACAAACCCAACACAACAAAGCGCTATTAATACTTTAGTAGTTGACTTAAAAGGGTATAACATTTGGACAAAGTTTAAAGCAATTTACCCAGTAGTAGGTGGTTCGGCTTCAAGTCATGCCGTTAATCTTAAAACGCCTGGAACTTTTAATTTAAGTTTTGCTACGGGTGTTACGCATTCAGCAAATGGAATGCTTGGAAATGGTTCTACTGGTTATGCAAACAGTAATTTTAATCCAAACCTAAACGGAGCTACGTTAAACAGTCATCATGTTAGTTTTTATTCAAGAACAAATACAAACGGAACTGAAGTAGAATTTGGAAGCCAAAGTGGAGGAATTGCTACACTTTTAGAAATTAGAACAAGTGGAACAACTTATGCTGCAGTTAATAGCTTTCAGACTTATACAACTTTTGCAGATACTGATTCAAGAGGTTTATATATAGCAAACAGAACGGCTTCAAATGTTATTAATGTTTTTAGAAATTCAACTAAAACAGTAACTGGAGCAACAAATAGTGTCTCTTTGCCCGGAGCAAATTATTTTATTCTTGCTTGGAATAATGGAACTCCACAATTTTACTCAACAAAACAATGCGCATTCGCTTCAATAGGAGACGGATTAACAGACACTGATGCAGCTAATTTTTACACAGCAGTACAAGCATATCAAACAACTTTAGGCCGCTCAATAGGAACGCAAACAGTTAGTGACGCAGATGCACAAGCATTTATTAATGCTGCTGCAATAGATGACCAAGTACAAGCTAATGCTATTAACAACCTTGTAATAGGAATGAAAGCAGATGGTTTATGGACTAAAATGAAAGCTATTTATCCAATAGTTGGTGGTGTAGCTTCAAGCCATTCGGTTAATCTTAAAACTCCTGGAACATTCAATTTGACATTTACAAACGCATGGACTCATAGTTCAACAGGAATGACACCAAATGGGTCAAGTGCTTATGCAAATACTGGCTTTAATCCTTTGACACAATCTTTACCAAGAAATAGTGCTGGTATGGGTGTATATAACAGAACAGATACATCAACAACTGGTGCGCATGGTCAAAGAGTTTCTAACACTTTTGAAATATTTGAAAGGTGGACAAATAA